TTACAGACTTGCCATTAGTCTCAAAATTAGACCACCCTTTTATGACGTGCTTGGCCAAACCTTTATTGATAATGGTGTCTCGCTCTATGCCCTTAGATTTTCTGCCACCGAGAAATAGCATCTGCTCCTGGACAAATCTGGTATAGTTTTTATTATCCAATCTTGCAAGAGTTATTGTGGCAACGTCTTTTATGCCCACAAACTCTGCAATCGGGTCATCTTTCTTGTACTCGTGCCAGGTCTCGTTATACAAGCAAATCTGAAAATCCACGCCGCCTTCAGATTTACTTTTATCAAATTTCTTTTTCTTTCCAAATTCCATTGTTCTACTCCTTAGTGTTGTTATACGTCAAAACTATCTATCTGCATTGTGAATTTGTCCGTGCCAACTGTCACACCAATTGCATCCCAAGCCATGCTTGGCGTTACGTCCTGGTTCTTGGCATCCGCCGTTGGGCCGCCGTTATTGAGATATAGACCAGGTACTGTGAATATCATTACATTACCCGCAGCATCCGTGGCACGCCAGCTAAGACCAATCTCCGTATGATTTTTTTTGTAGTTTTCAAAAGTATTGTCTTCAAAGAAATAGTCAAATGTGCCAGAAACCTTAAACTCTCCCCTGCCAAAGTCGCCGGAGTAGGCAGAGCCTACGCACCCTCTATCACGTAGTCCATTGTCGATGGTTACGTTCAGTGCTGCGACGCACACATCAGGTATCAACGCATTATCCAGCATAATATTAGTGACATTCGCACTGGCCGTCATTTGTGATTTTGTAGTAGCGGCCACCGTACTGCCACTTATGGTAGTATCCGAAGCCACGCCTTGCTGCGCCATTACGGAAAATGAGCCAGTTAGTATCTGCTGGAAAGTTGTATTCAAGGACATTCCGCCAAACACTAAACCAGGGAAATATTTGAACTTGCTAATGTCAGAAAAATAACCCTCGTAAAGATAACTCTTGTTTGTCACCCCATTGCGAATATAGTTTCCAGCAATAGTAACACTCTCTCCTTCAGTTTCGTCTACTAGAGACGATGCACCGTTAGCAACTACAACGTATGCACCAGAAGCATCGACTTCGGTTATACGGAAAAGACCGTTATTCTCTGAATTATAAAAACCAGATGTCTTAATCCAAGCCCCGACTACAAAATTATTGGCTGCTGTAAAATCACTACTTGAGTCATCAAACTTCTGCGTGCTGGCAGTAGCGCCGTATTTTGTACTTGCTTCACTGATAACTACAAAACCATCCCGGAATGTGCCCTCAATATGAGAATCATACATGTCCTGGATAAGCTCAAAATTAAAAGCGCCTTCACCCTTTTCTGATAAAACAAGATTATTAGAGACATTACCATCACCTTCAATAGTGTTGGTGTCTGTAGTCTCTTGCGTGCCAAGTATGGACTCCCCAGTTGACTTAAATATTGTCATTGCCGGAGAGGAAGGCGTCTCAGCAAAAGTAGTCTCTTCACTCAATCGCTGCTCTGCGTAATTGCTTTCTGCTTTGGCCATTATAGCCTCCTACGTTCCACGGGTGTCCCGGAAAAAAGAGACACTCACAGTTACTTGATACCAGCCTTCAGATTCTTCGCCTTCGGCTCTTGTTTTCGGCGTCCGGCTGCGAATTACGCCAGAGTCATCAACTTCTATTTCCATGTTTCTTAAAATGTCCGCCGCTGCGTCTGCCATTGCGTGTGGTAAAGCCGTGCCAGTTCCAGCTGGGACAAATATTTGTGCTGAAATAACACCGCTAAATCTCAAGCAACCTAGTACACCAATGCTGATTTGATTGCCGTCATTTTCAAGTGTGGTCAACCTAAGCCAAGGTGTGCTTCCCGCAGCATACGTATCAGAAATATTTCTGTATGTAATTTGGTAAGCTGTATATGCACTCAGCGCCCATTGCGTAGCAAAATAGTTGTTTATTGCATTGGTTGCATCATTAAATCCTTGGGTCATAGCCGCCCCATTGCTTCAAACATTTCTGTCTCTAAGTCTGCCAAGGCTAAATCAACCATGCCTATTGGTGCTTGTTGGCTCCAGCCTTCTTCAAGACGTTGTATGTAAGGCAAATTATTGTATATAAACCATGTGCCAACACCGCTTGTGTTTATACGGCTTTGTTGTCTGCTCAATGGTATTTTCTCGCCTTTTTTGGTGGGTGGTTCACCTGGCTCTGTTGAAGCTGTCCCAACTGATATACCCCAGGATGCACGCGCCCGGCCTGTCTTGACCGGAGTTAACGATGTTATCTTATTTAATAAATCAAAAGCCATTTTCTTTTTAACAGTCTCAGGCGTAAGCCCCATAAGCATGGCAAAATTGTCAATGTCTTTGGTAAATGCTTTAACGTTTGCTGTGTTGGATATCATTTACCAGTACCTATTGTCAAAGTCGCCTTATAAAGTAAAACCGTCGTATCGTCTGGACTCAAAGGCTTAACCTCTGAAATATAGTAACGCTGTGTGGGTGCTACTAAATAAAATCCTTGCTTTGGTGTTGTAGTTAAATCATTCGCCTTTATAAGCGCTCTTGCATCGCCAGTTTGAACAAGAGTCCCATCGAGCCACGTCGTTTCAACACCGAGCAAAACCGCCGTTACTTCTACGCTTGTAGTTGTCCTGGATTGCTCGCCTGTAGCCGGGTCAAATGCGCCCTCGACAATAGACTCCATCGTCATAGCCACGCCGGAGTCTGTAATCAAGCGTCCGGCTGTCTTGGCTAACCCAGCGTAGTTAATGGCCATTATCCGCGCACCATTTTACCGTAGGGGTGGAGCAAGTCGTTTAATAATTCGTCTACCTGTGTGTACATTGTCCTAGCTGACGCACCATCCATATATACAACCGTGATAACATCAACTTTCTCACTTTTTACCTTGCCGCCACGGTCTAAGTCTGGCTGTGGGGCCGTAGCATCCGTGTTGAAGCGTATACCCGCCTCAACCTGGGCGCGTTGTAAGTTATCAGGTATATCATCACTATCAACACACCAGCCTGATTCAGTCACAACATTGTAACGTGGCCATTGTAGGGCTTGTGTGTCTGTAGAGGCATAACCCTTCCACCGTGGAAGATAGTGGTCATCCATGTACAATGCAGCACGGCGCAATAAGACTTCTTTTACTGCCGTAGTCAAAGATATCCAAGCATGCGATGCACCGTGATATTTAGTCACATACGTGTCGGAGTCAGTCACACTAATGTAACTGTCCGCCGTGCTTTTGCCCACCCCATCTTCAACAATTAGTGCCATTGTTTATGCCGCTGTTCTTGGCGTCGGCATTTTCACTGTGACGCCGCCAACTTTGCCAGGGCTCTTAACTGTTCCGCCAGCTGCACCTATTCGGGTAGCCTTGATTGAGGGTGGCTTAACAACAACACTGGTTTGATTTGGTATCATTATATTTATCCTTTGTTAGTATTTTATTGTTTGACATCCACCGTGGCTTGAAGAACTTTGGCCACTAAATGCGACTTGTTGTCTCTTGCAACGTTGGGAATATCATGTGTGTCCAACCACGCCCTAAGCTGTTTAACATTGCCCTTGCTTGGGTCTGTAATGTCCACCTGGGTGGATAACTGCTCTGTGGTCAACTCGTCTTCTACTGGAGCAGGCGGCGCCGGAACATTGCCAGCGCCTGTACTAAATAGAGGAAGCGGGTCAGGGCTCTTTACTGTTTCCGGGTCTACAATGTCAGGGCCAGTTGTTATATTCAATGGTATGGTGTCCATCTCTTGTGGCTGACTTTGCTCTGGAAGAGGTGGGGTAACACAAGTCTTACCCTCTGGTAGGTCTGTGTTAGTCAAAAACAGCCAGGGCAAGCCCTCTCGCATCTCCTCAACTGTCCATTGAGTGTATGCTATGTCATTGACCCACTGCTGCCTATCAGGAAACTCAATATTCTCTATTTTGGAAATGTCTTTGCAGCAAAGCGGATCGCCCATTGTTTGCCCAAAAGAAAAACATGGGACACCCGCTATTAGTGCATCAACAACTACGTTAGAATCATAGGTGACCATTGCATGGCAATTCTTAAAGTCTTCGTGCAATGATCCCTTTGAAGCTTCGCAGCCTTTTGGCAGCTTGAAATTTGTATCTCGCGGGTGTCCACGTACCACAATCTTCCTGTCAGATTCTTTGCGTAAATACTCCACGGTGGCATTGAACCAATCCTGCCTATCAGAGCCCTGGAATGTTTTGGCGTGTTGGTGCCCAATCAATATGTGGCCACCATCCGCATCCTTACGCCAATCCGCAAGCTGTGTATCAAACGAGTCCCACCTGTCCGGTTGACACCCAGTGACATGATCACCGTATGCGCCAAACCCATTACGCATAATCGCAAAATAGGTGAGTTTTTGAACTTTGATAAACCCATCACTGATAGAAATAGAAGGTTTACCCGTTGACAATTGATCTTTGTGAATTATCTTTGCAATGACCGGCCCACCAATTGTTATTACCAAATCAGCTGGCTCGTATCCATTGTAGTGACCAATAGCCCGCCATGCTGCTGAATGCCCGTAACGCACCATACCTGCCACAAATGCTTGCACAATAGTATGCATTTTGGTTGGTGCGTCAGGCGTATATACTAGAACTCGCATATCAATTCTCCGACTTAGTTTTGTACTAAATGGTTATAACTTAGCTAGAGCCAAAAGTAACATTGAGCATAACGCCGAATGTATCTTTGAAGTCTGTAACTACTTGGCTCCATGAGCCAGAAGCACCAATAGTAGCATCATTGGGGTTAGCCCCTGCGCCAGTGGAATACTTGTAACCAGCAGCGTTCAAGTTAAATGCATACTCGCCCTGAAATCTGGTTTGTAAGTTCTCATAACCAGTTACAGAAGCAAGCACGGCCTTTTGTTTTTCGCTCTCTTTAACAATACCACCGCCCTGTACCAAGCCAAGAATGTGGTAAGTTCGGACGTTGTTGGAACCGCCAGTGTCGGTATACAGCGAACTTGAATCAGAAACAACAACAGGACGACCGAGTGTGCCAGTAGTACCATTATAAATTGCAATGTTTGCCACGTCAGTAATCTTGTTAGTGATAGACTGATCAACCAACTGGAAATAAGGCTTGGAGTGCATAACCCAAGAGATAATTCTTCCAGCTCTATCACCAAACACGGAGAGCGCGTCATTCAGATAGTTGTGTGTAATACCAGTAGTGCTTGTTTTACTAGTAAGGATATCAGAATTGCCCTTGCCACAAGCAACCAGAGACAACAACATTGTGTTAGTGTAATCCGCAGCCATTGCTACACCGGATTGCTGACCAAGCACAAAGCTTAACTCTTCATCTGTCTCACCAATTTTGCGCCAGGCATCATCGTTTTGTGCAACTGGGCCAAGACGCCGGTTAACTTTTACGCCGATCTCTTCATCCTGTTCAATTTTCTTATCGGCAACAGTGGACACGCTTGTCACATCCCGGCGTGCAGCCAGGCCAGACACCAATTGGTTAAAACTAACTTTTTCGTACTCACCCTTGATTAATTTTGGGATGATTTGCAATGTATTCAATGAAGCTGCATTAAACACATTAGCATTTTGTGTCAATACTTCAGTCATTCCACTGTAGTATTGGTCGTCATAGATTTTGAAATCCGCGCCAGTACCTGCCGCCATTTTACTTTACCTCGTTTATTTTTGAGCCTTTATCCTGAAGGAGGCCTCGTTGCCAATGCTTCAAACGCCTCCGACCCATGTTTACTGACAAAAGCTACTTTTTCCTTAAGATTTTTTAACTGATCCTTAAATTCTATTCCTATGTCCCCTGCTCTGGCCTTCGTGCCACTGTTCGTGGACTCGCCGCCATTTGCTTTGGTTCCAGAAAATGCAAACCCGAAATCAGGGTTCTCTTTATATTCTGCTACCAATTCCGTCACCGTCATGTGGCCATCGCTATTTGCTTTTGTGGATAGGCGATACGGCCCCGTGGCATTGTTATCCAGGTTTTGCACACGTGGTGCAAATAGCATATTATCTCCGCTGATCTGCTCCTCAACTATCAGGTTATCACGTACAGCAGCCAGTAGCATGCTGCGTATACCAGGAACAGGTGTGACAGCGTTTTCATCAAATGCTGCCGTGATAGCGTTCTGAAGTGCGCTGCCCTTAGCAGCAGCCTTCATGCGTTCAAAATTATCATTGACTTTTTTTAAGTCACCATCAAACTGAACTTGTAAATCGCGCTTAATCGCCTCAACATCCGGCTTTTTATCTAGCGCATTTTTAAGCTGTTCTTGTGACTCGGCTATTTTCGCCTCAAGATCCGGTTTAAGCTCCAATGCCGCTCTCGCTTGCGCGATGGTGTCCAGGTCGCCTACTGCTGCTAGTTTCTGTTTCAACTGAGCATTATCAGTCAGCAACCCATTGCGATTAGCCACCAGCCCAGCAGTTTTCTCATCCATCGAGTCATCTAAATTCAATACAAAAGACACGGCGTCTGTTTTTTTATCCTTAACCTCTTTGTACAATTCATTGTCTGCTGCTACTTTTTGTAGCGCTTCAGGTAAATCCTCAATCTTTTCAATTTTGAATGGTAATGTTGCCATTGGTCCTAGACCTCCGTCTATTCGGCTACTCAAAGTAGCCTGTTTAGTAAATTACTTTGCATCACAAAGTAATTTAGCATAAAAATTTTAGTTACTTGCTAAATCTAGTAACTAAAATTTATAGTACTTTATCACATAATACAACAAAAAAATATTAAGTCAACCCTGTTTCAGATATAGAAATAGCCCACCTGGCGGGTACTTTTAATTAGTTAAGATTGTGTTTTTTGAGTATTTCTGGAATGGTCAACTCGCGGCCTTTTTGATCCACTAAGTCTTGTATGCCAATCTTGCCACTGTCCCACAGCTTAAAACGAGTTTTTCCAAGTGCATCAATCGCTCGGCTAGTATTTCCTTCATCGACCTGGCGCCTGAGCCATTGTTCGTAACCTGTTTTTTGTGACACTGTGCCCGTCATGGAGGCCCTGCCGTTGCGTATTGCCTGGCTTATCTGAGCATCCGTTTTGCCACGTGCTTTTAATGCTTTTCTGAAAAAGGCATCCGCGCCTTTTACTGAGCGTCCGTTTTCCTGCTTTATGTTTTGAGCACCGAGTTCTTCCCAACTTTTAACGACAGGATTAGTGACTGACCTACAGTTCCAGTGACGCGGTGGCCCTGCATGTCTACCACCTTGCCGATCAACGTTGACCCACGGGAGCCCATGCCCTGTTGGCTTGTATATTACGCTACCGTTTGGCGCTACAGTCTGACTCCAGACTTTACGATCATACGCTTTGCAAACGTTAGTTGTTTTCGTGTCAAGAGTGCTTAGCTGCTGGACGCCTTTAATGACATCACTATTGGCAGCAAAAGAATCCTCTCGCGCCCGGTTGGCCACCGTCTGGACGGACGTCCTGACAAGCGCCTCGGCTTGATGGCGCGGTGCATTTATTAAGCCATTTTTGAACCCTAACGCCCTTGTGCCTCTAACACGCTGCACCAAGTCTTGTGTGGTGTCGCCCATCAAGACACCTTGGCGCATGGAGTCAGTAAACCTGCTTTTGAGGTTTACTGATTGCCTTGACCACCAAGTCTTGGAAGGTGCGCCACTAATCAATGTATCATCTGCGACACGGCGTAGTTGCTCCGGCGACACGGCCACGGACATAATATCCACGCCGACCGCCTTATTGACAATCTGCCGGGATATCTGCTCCTCTGCAATGGCTAACTCACGCATTGCTGCTTTTTGTTCTTTTTTTACATGCCTGTAGGATGTTCCAATTGTGGCAGTGGTTTGAATTAACATCTTCTCCATGCGGGCTATTTTGAAGGCAGTTCTTTTTACTTCGTCAAACTCTGTCGCCTGGATTTCGTATGTTAAATCCCTTTCCAAGGTCTTGAGTATTTTTCTAACTTTCTTTTGCTCGGACGAAGTGAACCTCTCCAGATCCACGGCATGCGCGATAAAATCATCGGCTACGACTTGGTTGACAGACATTACTCGTCCTCATTATCAATGTCTGTGTCGTCATCAACTAAATCTAATGCATTCGGCTCTTCATTTTTTGTCAACGCTATTTCCAGATCAATGTCCACGTTGTCGGACAATACACCGCGCCGCTGGTATTCCCTAAGGAAAGTTGCTTGTGTTATCTGTTTCAGCGTCCTAGTATTGAGGATGGCGTTCAACTCTTGAGCATCAAGTGTAGAGATACCGAAATCTTTAAATATGTCAGATGTTCCAACTACTTTTTTAGGGTCTTCACCCATCCATCGTGCTGTAATTTCAAACGCAGTATCAACACCATTCTCCATAATTAAAACCATAGACTGTAGGTCACTGGTTTCTGTGTCTGTCTCGATGATTTTTTGAGTAGCTGTTAGTTGACCTTGTTTCTTGGCTAGTACCTGTGCGCCTAGCAGAGCAGCCCGGTTTTCAATGTCCTCAACATTAGTGCGTCCGGCCTCGATTGCCTTGCCTGAATGCTCAACATATTGCAGTTGTGTGCCGTCTGGGCCAGTGATCGCTCTGGAGGTGGATATCTCAAATGATTGATCCTCGGCAAAGCCAGAGCCAAATAACAACGGGACTTGCGCCACATGGACAATATTCTGGTAATCCGAGTAAGCCTGCCAGTGGTTAATGTTAAGGTCAGCCACGGCCTCCATTGGTGGTAAACTGGCGACGTGGCCAATAGGTTTGAAGTTTATGATCACCAGCGGGACAACGTCCAGCCTATTTCCTTTGTAATCTGTAAATTCTCCGTCATCAACTAATTTCCAGTACCCGTCAGATTTGTCTTTTTCATATAACTCAAAATACCCCTGGTATAACACTCTGACACGCTCTACGACACCAACACCCCATTTGCCACTGTAATCAGTCGCAGTCTCTCTAATACGAACTTGAGTAAACTTGTATACGCCGCTTTCAAACTCTCCACGCCAACCGATAATTGATTGCCCGTCTACTGGCACCCAATAAGGGCGCAGATTGTTATCTCTCGTCTGAGCTAGTGTAGTATTATCTCCAGATTCATTCTTGGGGTGGTCTATCATTATTGCAGCATGGCCATAGGCTAGGGCGTTCTTGAAAATGGGTCTTAGAAATACATCTAAGTTACTTCCCCTTAAATCTATGTCCTTTGATATCTCAATAAGTGAATCACTATAGTTTGGCAGTTCCACCGCCCGTGCAAATGGGCGCCCGGTCATAGCATCCAGTGTCTTCTCGAACATGTTGTAGAGCACTGACCTGGATAGTCTATTGGCATAGCCAGCGTCACTCTCAGCTGGCTCTTGAGGAAGAAAAAGGTTATTCAACTCCCGCATCGTCTGAGTGCCGCCGAGCAGGGCTGTAATCTTTTCCCACCGCTCATGCATCGCTTGCCAAGCTGCTATAGGCGTGTTTACCTGCTGGTTTGGATCTGAAGCATGGCCACCTGTTAGTGCAGCCGCAGTACCCAATGGATCCGCAATTAGATGACTAACATCTTTACCACATGGCAACGCGGACGGCATATTACAACCTAGAGCGCACATACTATTCTCCCAACTCATCCAGTATCATTTTTATTTTTGCCAAATCTAACATACCAATTAGCCTATCTCTCTGAGCGCCCAACGCTTTTATTTTTAGTATCTTTTTGCCATCTATCCTGTCATAGTATAGCACAACCATCTCCTTAGGCAAAACCTTGCCATCGATCATAGAAGCGTACAAACTGGACAAAAAGCCCATAGGCGTATTTTCCCATGCGTCCGTCTCCTCTGATATTA